CTTCCGCAGTGGAGAGACGAGAAAGTTGCGAAGGCGGAAAAGGCGAAGGTCGCTGATTACGCCAAGAAGATCGGTTTCAACGATCAGGAGATCGCACAGTTTTTCGATCATCGAGCGGTTAGCACACTGTATAAGGCGATGAAGTATGACGAACTTCAAACTGGCAAACCAAAGGCGAAACGTCAGTCGACGCCTACTGCGAAAGCGGGTACGGCGACAGCAACGCCGAAGGGTAGAGATGCATTCCGTCAATCGACACAACGACTCGCAAAGTCAGGATCAGTTCGCGACGCGGCTGATGCTTTAAAACATTTGCTAAAGTAAGGAATCTTAATCATGGCAACTTATTTCACTTATTCCTCTGAAGGAATTAACGAAGACTTGGCGCAGGTGATCTACTCGATCTCGCCAGAAGAAACTCCACTGATGAGCAACGCAGGCCGTAAGTCTGTCTCTAACACTCTATTCGAGTGGCAGGAGGACCAACTTTCGGCGGCTGGCGATTCAGCCATCATCGAGGGGGGTTCAGCAACTTCAACTCAGGTAGCTCCTAAGCGTATGCAGAACTACGCTCAGTTGAACGCCAAGCGCGTGACCATTTCTGGCACGTTGGAAGCGGTCGATCTTGCAGGGCGCAATTCTGAACTCCAGTACGAGCTGGCAAAGAAGGCCTCCGAGCTAAAACGCGATATGGAATTTGCATTGACGCAAAACCAGATCGCAGTAGCAGGCGACGCTTCAACTGCGCGTAAGACAGCTGGTCTTGAGTCTTGGCTCCGCACAAACACCAATCGTGGTACTGGTACGACGACTGATGGTGCTGATCCAGAGCTTTCAGCGACAACTTCTGGTTTCCCAGATACAGCGCCTGTCGACTCAGACACAACTCGCGCGTTCACTGAAGTCATGTTGAAGGACGTTGTTCAGTCTGTATGGACTGAAGGCGGCGATCCATCAATCTTGATGGTTGGCGCAGCGCAGAAGCAGGTTGTTTCTGGATTCGCGGGTATCGCAGAACAGCGTTACATGGCTCCATCTGAAGGACCAACTACAATCATCGGTGCAGCTGATATCTATCAGTCAGACTTCGGTGCAATGTCGATTGTTCCTAACCGTTTTCAGCGTAACCGTTCAGCATTTGTTGTTGATCCAGAGTACGTTGAAGTTGGATACCTCCGTGACTTCGAGATCCAAGAACTGGCGAAGACAGGCGATGCTGAAGATCGTCAAATCGTTGTTGAGTTTGGACTCCAAGTCTCAAACGAAAAAGCACACGGTATCATTGCCGACTTGTCTTAATTGACAAAACCGAGAGGGGGCTTCGGCCCCTTCTTTTTATCTAAGGGTGTTGCATGGGAAACAAAAAGGTACTGAGCCACGACGCGCAGACAGGAATTACAAAGTATTGGGTCGATAATGGTGACGGAACGTTTACAATCGAGACCGATCAAGACTTCAAAGAAATTATTCAGAACAATCGAAACTTAACGAAAGAAACGGATAAGCACACTAAGTGGGGCGAATGGTCGCGTGTCGCGTCTATCCCGTTGACGGTGTATTACGATCTAAAACAGAAGGGAATACTGGACGACGAGAAGGCGCTGAAGAAGTGGCTGAATGATCCAGAGAATAAATATTTCAGAACACGCGAGGGGAAAGTATGAAGATTGTTGTCGGAGTCCCATGCCGGGACGAAGTACATACAACATTCTCTTATGATTTAGCGATGGCAATATCGACGCATCAACGGAATCATCCAGAGGACGAGATTGTGCTGTCGATGAAGCGCGGGACGTTGATCGCCGACCAGCGGCACGAACTGGCAAAGAAAGCGATTCTTGAAGAAGCGGATTATCTGTTGATGTTGGATTCGGACATGCGTTTCCCCCATGACATCATCGAGCAAATGGTTTCTCGCGATAAAGAGATACTCGCTGCGTGTTCCTCGACGCGTAAGTTTCCTGCAAAGACCAATGCGTTCCGGTCCATCCGCCCGTCGCTTCACCTGTGGATTGATAAAGACTCCACTGGGTTACATGAAGTCGCAGCGGTAGGAACTGCGATCATGCTGATTAAGACCGAAGTGTTTTTCCGCATGGACCTGCCGTTCTTTGAGATCGTTTGGGATGACTACTTCCAACATTTTATGGGGGAAGATGTATACTTTTGTGCAAAGGCGCGTCAGGCCGGTTACCAAGTGTGGGTCGATCAAGACTTGTCGCACAGTATTCGACACACGGGTTCCTATGAGTTTAGTCACGAAGATGCGATCATTAACAAGGACGACGACGAAGAGGTCGTCAAAGAGTTTATCGAATTGAGGAAGAAACTAGATGAGCGTGACGAATTACGGCGAACTGAAGTCAACGATAGCTGACTTTCTAAACCGATCGGATTTGACGTCAGTCATCCCGACATTTATCGACTTCGCCGAGGCGGAGTTCAATCGTAACTTGCGCGTCCGCCAGATGGTGTTGCGCGCCGAAGCGCAGATCGACGCACGCTTCTCAGCGGTTCCAGCTGACTTCATTGAAGCGAAAGATTTAGTGATCGTGACCACGAATCCCGTCCAGCCGCTTGAGTTCATTACGCAGCAAGAAATGGCGCAAGAGCGAAACACGACTTACACGGCTGCATCGACACCGAGGTACTTTTCAGTGGTTGGCGGTCAGTTCGAGTTTGTGCCGACACCGGATCAACAGTATTCGTTGGAGATGTCGTACTTCGCGAAGATTCCTGCGTTGTCAGCTGACACGGACACCAACTGGTTATTGACAGACTATCCAGACATTTACCTGTATACTTCACTTATGCATTCCGCGCCTTATCTGAAAGATGACGAGCGGATTGGAGTTTGGTCGCAACTGGCGGCTAAAGCGCGCGAGGAATTGATTGCGCGAGATGCCAGTTCGTCATTTAATGGGTCAACACCACGGATCAAAATTAGGAGCTTCGGATAATGGCCGGTTTTTCAAACTATCTCGAAACAGAGATTCTGGATCACGTTTTTGGCGGCAATGCGTATACAGCGCCAGCAACTTTGTACCTAGCGCTGCACACAGCTGATCCAGCTGAAGATGGTTCAGGAACTGAAGTATCAACTTCAGGTACTGCATATGCGCGTCAAACTGTGGCATTCACGGTTTCAGGCGATACAGCAACGACAAGCGCAGCAGTTGAATACTCAACAGCGACAGCAAACTTCGGAACTGTGTCTCACGTTGCAGTATGGGATGCATCGACAGCAGGCAACATGCTCGCATTTGCGGCATTGACGAGTTCAAAGACAATCGAGACAGGCGACGTGTTCCGCGTACCAGCCGGTGATCTCGATATCACACTGGACTAATTAAATGCCTAGCAGTCGTATTGGATACGGCTACGGCCCATACAGTGATGCCGATTTTGGTACTGAAGGAGTTATTCAGACCGGATCGGCTTCCGTCGTTGTAACATCCAGTGTTACAGCGAATGGCGGTATTCGTAAGGACGGATCAGCATCTGACTCAATCGTAACGTCGTCGATCACTGCATCTGCCACGCGAGTACGAGAGTCTGGAGCGCTAGTCAGTTCAACGGCAACCAATGCGTCGAGCGGCGAAGAGTTTGTTCTCAAGATCATTAGCGAATACGACTACGGTGATGGCGCATATGGTTATGGGTCGTATGGACAGGGACCGCTAGATACAACGGCAACTGCTTCGGCGTCAGTGACGTCAGCCGCAACCAAAGTATTCCAAGGTTCGGCGACAGCAAATGCTTCAGCGTCAGCAACGTCTTCTGCGCTCACAGTGGTCGATGGAGTTGCGACAGTATCTGCAAGCAGCACGAATACGGCTGATGGTGTTGCGACTGCTGGCGGATCGGGTACAGTTAACGTGTCGGCGACATTTACATGTACAGCGTCTGCGACATTTATTGCAGCAGGCATCACGGCATCGGAATCATCGTTTGCTGCTGTTGCTCGCGAAAAATGGGAGCCAATACCAATAGCTCCTGAAACTTGGGTTAGAATAGCCTCATAGATTAACTTGGACGAAGGTGGCTTAAATGGCTGATACTACAACCACTACTTATGGATTGACGAAGCCAGAGGTCGGCGCGTCGACAGATACTTGGGGAACCAAGATCAACAACAATTTGGATTCGTTGGACGATCTTCTCGATGGAACAACTGCGATTGCTCCGAATCTGACAGAGGGTTCTTGGGAGATCGGCGGGACTGCTGTTACATCAACAGCGGCAGAACTGAACAAGCTAGATGGGTTTGGTGATATCGGGTTCCGCGAGATTCCTGCTGTCGGAACTAAGACATCTTCTTACACATTGGCAACAGGCGATGTTGGTAAGTATGTACAAGTCGGTTCTGGCGGATCAATCACAATCCCAGACGCTACCTTCTCAGAAGGTGATGCGATTGTGCTGTTCAACAACACAACTGGCGATATCACTGTCACATGCTCAATCACAACTGCTTACATTAGCGGAACAGATTCAGATGTTGCTTCTGTCACTTTGGCGACAAGGGGTGTTTGTAACATCTTGTTTATTAGCGGCACAGTAGCAGTTCTAACAGGGAACGTATCGTAATGAGCGGAATACTTCTTGGTTTCGTAGGAGGTAATTATGGACCTCCTCCAGTCGAAGCATCTGGTGGCGATGAAACACAGACTATCGGTGACTACAAATACCATGTGTTCACATCATCAGGAACTTTCACCGTTACAGGCGGAGGAACTATTGAAGTAACTTCAGCAGGCGGTGGAGGTGGCGGAGGCGCCAACGGTGGCGGTGGTGGCGGCGGCGGGGAGCTTGACGTATTGTCGTCAGTCGAAGTTGCGGCAGGAACTTACTCAATCACTATTGGCGCAGGAGGCGCAGGAAGGCGACACGATGAAGGTATAGCCGCATCTAATGGAGGAACCAGTAGTTTTGCAGTAAGCGTCACCTCATTAGGTGGAGGACGTGGTGGATCTGGAGAACAATCAGGTGCAACTGGAGGTTCTGGCGGAGGCGGAGGTCAATACCTTGGAGGCGGTGGAGCTAGTGGTTCCAATACGTTTGCCGGCGGTAGCGGACAATTCCAGTTTACAGGCGGTGGCGGTGGAGCTACTGAAGCAGGGAGTAATGCGGTTTCATTTCAAAACGGCGATGGAGGCGAGGGTTATACACTAACTGATATTGACTCCAACCTTACTTCTGCAAATTTCACATCGTTGTCAAGCATGACAGTTATTTGTTCTGGCGGAGGCGGAGGCAACTATGATGGAGCCGCTGGCACTGCAGGCACAGGAGGCGGAAATGGTCGCAGTGGACACAGGCCGGGAGCCGCATACAATGCAGTATCTTATGGCTCTGGCGGCGGCGGCGGAGCAAATGAAGATGATGGCGGGTCAGGAAAGTCTGGTGTTGTAATTATTCGGTATGCGGCATAGGGATAGAAAATGGCTTATTTCGCACAAATAGATGCAAACAATACAGTAACAAATGTGATTGTTGTTAAAGATTCAGACTGTCTTGATAGTGATGGCAATCATTCAGAGACCGTAGGCGTAAACTTTTGCAAGTCTTTGTTTGGCAGTCAGACAGAATGGAAGCAAACATCACGGGATGGATCAATTAGGAATCAGCAAGCAGACATCGGCGACACTTATGATGCTACTAACGACTGGTTTGTTTCTCCTCAACCTTATCCATCATGGACTTTAGATCAGTCAGGTCTTTGGGAGCCGCCTGTTTCACGTCCATCTTCTGACGGTACAAATTGGTTTTTATGGAACGAAGACACCCTATCTTGGGATGAGTATAGCTAAGGCACTCTGATGGAAATGATGGTTTGGAACATTGTTCTAACAGCTGCGCTCGGTCTTGTGACTTGGTTTGCGAAAACCATGTGGGCCGAGCAACAGCGTCTTTCGATCTTACTGAATCGCACACGCGAGGAAGTCGCGAAAGAGTATGTGACCAAGGCTGAAGTTCACACCGACATCAACCGCGTTCTCGATCGGCTCGAAGCGCTAGACACTAAACTAGACAGGTTTCTCGAAAATCGCGCGGTAGGGATGTGACATGTCACAGTCACTCCCTCCACAACCGACCGGCTCACTGTGGACCGATTGGGCGATTCGCCTAAACACCTATCTCAATCGCATCAGAACGCAGCTGCAACATAAATCGGGGAATGAATCCGCCGAAGTTGATGGTGTGTTTTTGTACGACCCAACAATCGATCAGGTTGTAGTTTCGGTTAATGGCGTGTTTCGACCACTCGGTTTTGGGTCCAATGCGCTAGGCTCTTACGGTGCGTTCTACACGAATACCGCGCACGCTGCCCTCACTGTTGATACTGCAACTGCAATTACTTGGGAGGGAACTGGGTACTCGCAAGACGTTGCAGTGGACGGCGTGACAACGAGCCGCATCAACTTCACAAACGCCGGTACTTATGCCATCGACTTTTCTGCTGAACTGCATTCGGAGAGTGCAAACGCAAAAAAGATATGGATGTGGCCGCGCATCAATGGGACCGACGTCCCTAACTCAACCATTGTCACGACTCTTACATCAAACGACGACAGAATCGTTGTGAGTCGTGCTGGAATGTTCACTGTTTCAGCGGGGGATTACCTAGAAGCAATGTTCGCAGTCGATGATCTTGATCTCGACATACATGGAACCACAGCCACAGCATTCGCACCGGCTTCTCCATCTGCGACCATCTCTATATTCGGAGTCGCTTAGATGATCTTTGAAGCAATAGCCGTTGGTAAAGTAGCGTTAGAGGCGCTGCAAACGGTGAAGGGTTTATTAGAGGAAGGCAAAGGGATTGCAGAAGCAGGACGAGATCTTGGCAAGTTCTTCGACGCAAAAGAAAAGATTGAAGACCGAATCAAGCAAGGTAAGGCTGATGATGAAGAGTTCTGGGAACTAGAAAAAATAAGAGCAGCTGAAAAACAATTTTTCGAGCAAATGGATTGGTACGGGCGCGCTGGACTCAAAGATGATTACCTTCGTTGGCAAAAAACACGCAAAGAACTGAGAGAAAAGGCTCAGAAGCGTGAAGAAGCTAAGAGATTGGCTAAGAGAAAAGCCATCAAGAATGCACTCACTTATGGTGCTGTTGGCATTTTTACTCTCGGTATTGTGGGCGGGGCCGTGGCCCTACTACTGTTTCTTATTAGTCACAGAGGTCGTTAAGTGACGATCTGGATTTTGTTCATTATTTTGCTTGATGCGAAGCAGTACTACGTTCAGCCGAATAGCTTCTACTCAACGATGGATAAGTGTTTTGAAGCGAGAGAAGTGTTCATGGCGACAGCGCCTCAACCTAAGATCAACTACGACGCAATTTGCATCCAAACGGATAAACTCCAGTTGAAATGAACGTCGTTAAAAATATGGTTCACATCTGGGTCGGTCATAAAAAGCCGCCGGTCAAATGGATGGAAACGTGGGCCGAGAAGCATCCTGATTGGACATATCGCGTTTTAACTGACGAAGAATACAAAGATACTGAATGGGTTCTAAAAGAACACATGGATAAGTATTACCGGCGTCAGCATTATTGCGGTGTCGCCGACATGATCCGATATGAAGTCTTGTTGTCTGAAGGCGGATTTCTCCCCCCGGCGGACTCTGTATGCTTGCACCCGATCGACGAATTACTTATCGAGCCATCGCATTTTTGCTATACCGTTTACGAAAACGAAACACTTCGTCCGGGTTTCGTGTCCCCCATACAGGCAGCGAACGCTGGCAATTCTTTCGTGAAAAGAATTATCAAAGCGATCAGCGAGAAAGACCCAGACGTCATGTGCAAAAACGCAGCATTCATGGAAACCGGAAACATGTTCTTAGCGGAGATATTGAAGGGTCAAGACTTGAACGACTTGGGGGTAAAAGTCTGGCCGTCTCACTACTTAATCCCGCAACACTTCAGGGCAAAGCACCGATATAATGGGCCAGACACTGTTTATGCAGAACAGATGTGGGGATCGACGAAAGGACTGTACAAGGAAGCGTGATGACTGAATTTGAAAAAACTGATTTGAATGGTGATGGCGTTATTGACCAGACTGAGTGGGATCGCATGAAGTTAGAAGCCGAGCGCGAACGTCTCGCTGACGAAAACAACGACCGAGATGCGAAGCGAAACATGTGCTACGTCTGTCTCGCAGGGATGCTGTTATATCCAGCGGCGGTGGTCATTACTGAAGCTTTAAAACTACCAGCTGCAAGTCAGCTGCTATCGTCAATGGCGAACATCTACTATCCATCAGTGAGTTTGGTCGTCGGCAGCTACTTCGGTTTTTCAGCAATGTCGAACAAGGCTAAGGGGTAAATTATGTTGCAGGCTTTAATTGGGCCAGTCACCGGAATACTTGATAAATTCGTCGAAGATAAGGACGCTAAAAATGCGATGGCGCACGAGATTGCGACAATGGCAGAAAAAGCAGCGCATGAGGCGCAGATGGCTCAGGCTCAAGCTAATACGGAGCAAGCGAAGCATCCTAGTCTTTTTGTCGCAGGAGCCAGACCAGCTATTATGTGGATATGCGCGGCAGCTATGGCATATCATTTCGTACTCCAACCTTTTCTTGTATTTGGCGTATTGGTGGCAGGCATCGAAATTCCGGCTTTACCTGAACTGGATATGGCATCGCTTATGCCGGTTCTTTTAGGAATTTTAGGGCTAGGCGGAATGCGTAGCTATGAAAAGGTAAAAAACGTAGCGCGAGAAAATCTTAAAAAGTAAGGATTAATTATGTACGAACTATCAAAACGCTCACTCGAAAAGCTGGAAGGCGTGGACATTGATTTGGTCACAGTTGTTTGCGACGCGATCAAACTGACAACGATTGATTTCGGCGTGGTTCAGGGTTTGCGAACAATCGAAGAGCAAAAGGAATTAGTCGCCAAAGGCGCTTCTCAGACAATGAAGTCAAAGCATCTTGATGGCAAAGCAGTCGACCTAATGGCATATGTCAACGGGAAAGGCTGTTGGGAACTAAACGTCTACGACGAACTCGCGGAAGCGATGGCTGAAGCAGCTGTTGAAAATAATGTCGGCATCCGTTGGGGTGGCGCGTGGTCGGTTCCAGATATTCGCGAGTGGAACGGAACGATGGAAGACGCCATGCAGTCATACATTGACCTACGGCGCAGCCAAGGGAAGCGACCGTTTATCGACGCTCCCCACTTCGAGTTAATTAAGTAAGTGAGGCGAGTCGATGGAAAGGATGCCAGAGACTCGCAAGCAAGCGCTCGATATGGGCGTAACTTACTACTACACGGGGAAGCCATGCATTCGCGGTCATTACGCTCCCCGTTTTACCTCCAACAAAGCCTGTAAGATATGCGCCGATCGACGCAACATCGAAAGAACCCGACATGGATTCTGGAAGAATTTCGGAGACGAAGAGTACAGAGAGAAAAAGCGCCAATACGCGATAGCGTATTACCGGCAGAACAAGCAAAAGTGGAAGCGGAGAAGTCTTCTACGACGTCGACTCATTAAGAAATCGACCATTATGTCGCCAGAGAAAGAACGGCTGGCAAAACTGTTGTATTTAGAGGCGCAGCGACTCACACTAGAAACTGGTATAGAATATGTGGTAGACCACATCGTGCCGTTAAAACATCGGCTGGTTTGCGGGCTGCACACTTACGCGAATTTGCAGTGCATTACAGCAGAACAGAACCGCGTGAAGGGTAATACTTTTTATATTGAGGACGATTGATGCCATTAGTACCACTTGATATCCCGGCAGGCGTCTACCGTAACGGGACAGAATACGAAGCCAGAGGCCGATGGTACGACACAAACTTGGTGCGCTGGCGTGAAGGCCGGTTGGAGCCAGTTGGCGGATGGCAGAAATGGGACGAGTCAGCGTTTGATGGCGCAGCACGCGCGATCCTGACTTGGCGCGCAAACGATTCCGCAAAGTATCTTGCAGTCGGCACGCACACGAAGTTGTACGGATCGATCGGCGGCACGTTTTACGACATCACCCCAGCCAGTTTTGCGACAGGCAGAGAACATTCCGCTCGCGGTAATGGTTACGGCATGTCCACTTACGGATCACTGGACTACGGTGAAGCACGCGCATCCGACCTTCTGATTAACGCGACCACTTGGTCGTTAGACAACTGGGGCGAATATTTGGTCGCCTGTTCGTCAGCTGATGGGAAGATTTACGAATGGCAGCTGAGTCCAGCGACGCAGGCAGCTGTTTTGAGTAATGCGCCAGACGATAATGTTGCGATCGTTGTGACGAACGAACGGTATCTGGTTGCGCTCGGCGCGGACGGTAATAAACGCAAGGTGCAGTGGTCAGATCAAGAGGACAACAACACTTGGACACCGGCTGCGACAAACACGGCGGGATCGCTTGAAATCGAAACAGCTGGTCAGATTCGTTGTGCGAGGCGCGTTGGTAACGACATTTTGATTTGGACAGACGTTGACGTCCACTTGATGCGTTACGTTGGTCCTCCGTTTGTTTATGGGATCGAGCGCGTGGCGTCAGGCGCTGGTATCGTTGGACCGAAAGCAGTCACGATCGCCGGTAACACAGCTGTCTGGTTAAGCGAGTCAGGCTTCTGGCAGTACGATGGAAGTATCAAACCGTTGCAGTGCGATGCGTTGCTCGACGTCACCGATGGCATCAACCGCGTGCAGCAGGGTAAAACCTATGCCGGTCACAATTCAGAGTTCGGTGAGTTCTGGTTCTTCTACCCATCGTCTGACACTGACGACTTTACCGGCGAGAACGACAAGTACATCGTGTATAACTATCGGTTAAACCACTGGGCGGTTGGATCGCTTGCGCGAACTGCGTGGGCCGACCAAGGCGCATTTGAGCATCCGTTTGCGATCGATCCAGACAGCTACATTTATGAGCATGAAATCGGATGGACGAATGATGGAGCGACGCGTGTCGGCTCTGTGTATGCCGAGAGCGGTCCAGTTGAGCTGGGTCAAGGCGATCGCTTTGCAGTCATTGATCGGATCATTACGGATGAATACGACACGATGTC